CTTGGGGTCCACCGCATAGACGAACTTGAAGCCAGGCGGCAGCGTGATGTCGGCCTGCTGGCCCAGCTGCTTGTAATATTCCTTGATCTGGTCCTTGATGGTCTCGGTCGGAGACTTCTTCCTGTATGGGTCCATCAATTGGATCGGCCCGAGGTAGCTGCCTTCCGGGATCTTCATCTCAGGAGCGGGAGGAATCCAGCCGCCCATTACGTCTTCGAGAGTACCCTCACCCCAGCGAGGAGCGCCGTCGTCGTCAAGTCTCAATGCATCCTTAATCTTCTGGCACTTCTCGTCTACCATTGTATCGAAGTCCGTACTGGTAACATCTTTTTCAAAATCTGGCGCTGTTCTGAACACTATTTTATCAGAAGTATTATCGGGTAGCTCCTTATTTTTGGCCATATCACATAAAATAGATGCCTCTTCGTTCTGACGAAGTATCTTTTCCGTAACACTATTCATGTGCTTCCTGAAACGCATGGCCTCTTCAGACACTTCTTTGACTACCGGCTTTGCTTTCTTCCAGAACAAGAACGCCTTCACGAGGAACTTCCAGATTACCATCCAATTCATTTTGCATCACCTTTTTGTAAGCCCATAGGACCATTGATCATCTTGTTGCACTCCGGACACCTGAACCGGAGGCACGACTCGAACCTGGGGGAGCTGCCGTCAACGAACACGAATGTGTTACAGTTTATTATTCCGCAGTCGTCTATACCGATAAACCATCCGGCTACCCCTCCGCAGCTGCGGTGATATACAGGAATCATGTTATCGGTCACGGTCAGCCCCCCAGGTAAAGATCAGGAACGCCAGGAGAGCTGACCCATCTGCGATCAAAAGGAATATGTTGGTCAACGACCATACCGCCATATCATCCATGCAATTCGCAGCTCCTCTTTCCAGTGTTTGTACAGCTCAATCAGTCTTGCTTTCATCGCTTTTGTCCTCCTCACTGGCACCATAGCCGTACTCCGTTTCCATTGCCTTCATCCCGCACTGCGGACAGACCAGGAAGACACTCTCATCAGTGTATGCAAGGTCTATCTTGCAGCCGGGGCATTTCATTTCGGGAAGGCTTCGCCGTCCGGGGCATGCTCCGGAGGTTCAGTCCCTTCTTTCGCTACCTGCGGGGAGAGCTTACCTGCCCCAATCATCTCACCGGCCTTTGCCTTGGCCTCGTATCCCTTGGCGCTGATCGCCAGCTGGACCTTCAGGTCATCCAGGTTGATTCCACGCTTCATGCTGTACTCCATCATCTTCATGTTGTAGTCCATCTGCTTGAGCTGGATCTTTGTCTGGCGCTCCTTATCGGCATCTGCAGCCTTGATCTTTGCCTCTTCCAATGCGGCTTCGTTTGTCATCTGAGCTTTCTTTAACTCACCGTCCACCCGGATCTGGGCTACGATCTTGGCGTCAGCCTGTGCTGCCTGCGCCGGGTCAACCTGCTGTGGTTTGTTCTGGGCGTCGTTCTCTACATCAGCCTTGTCCTTTATGATGTCGAGATGGTTGGCGCTATAGAACTGTTCCATGGCCTTGCGCCAGTCGGTGTTCTCGTCTACGACCGGGATCTGTTTCATGGCGAAGACCTGGAGGAGCTTCTGCTGTACCTGGTCCTTCTCGAACAGGATCGATGCACCACGGGGAGCCACGCTCAGATCGACCTTGATATTGTCGTCCGGATGGTATTGCATGTTGTAGTCGTACCACATCGTAAGGAGCGGAACAGTGACAGAGCTATCGAACCTGGATACCTTGGCCCGGTAGGTCACGTTGCTGCTGTCCACGATGATATTGGTCTGCCCCAAGGTATCGGGCTGTTCCTTGCCTTCGCCCTGGAAGATCGTCGGAGTAGCGGTCATCAGGTCGATGAACCGGAGAGCCAGGTCAAGGATGTTGGCTATATCAGCCTGGTTGTTCTGGGCCTGGAACTGGGTGATAGCCTGCCGCACGTCGGTCAGGGGAGTAACACCATCCCAGCGCCAGAGCTTCCGGCCAGTTGCCTCCCACTCATCATCATCAGGCACGAGGCCCAGGATCGCCAGGTTGACGCCCGAGCTGTCTCCTGCGTTGTCCATCATCTGCCGCCAGGCTGCATTAATAATCCTCTGCGGCCACATGATCTTTAGCGGTTCGCCTGCGCCCCAGGGCTGTCCTTCAATAGGATCCCATGCGAAGAAGTGGAAAGGAAGGTCACCAGTGTCGAGGATGTTCAAGCTGGCTTTGACTGGGTGATCATTGATAAAGACTACCCGACCAGAAACAGGAACTTCAGAGTCAGCACAATTACACCCCAGGATCTGCAGCCATTCCGGCCTGACTTCCCCGTTGTACTCCCAGACCTCGTACTGATTCCCCAGGTTCAGCTGCTCCATTGTCAGGGAGAAGGCGTTGCCTCTCTGGTTGTTGACGATGTTCAGCCGTCTCGGTGTTTCGGAGAGGACCAGCTGCAGCTGCCGTTTGCTGTATCCCGGCAGGCCGATCAACTTCCGTACATCCTTTGGCCGCATTGTGTCGAGATGCCAGACATAGGAGGCCTTCTGGATATCGTCACCGCAGTCAGGGCTCGGGAATACATTCCAGACACTCTCCTGGGTGCATATCGGCTTTGTGTCTTCCTTGTAGTTCAGGACTCGGATGAACTTGCCGGGGTTCTTTTTACTCGGGACTTTCTTCCATACACGCTGCAGCTTCTTACTGACATACGGTCCTTTGATGATCCCGGTGCCGACATTGACAGAGGAGTCGAGGAGCTTCCGGATCTGGGCTGAATAGTGGCACTCGGTCAGCTGGTCGTCACATACCCGTTCCATGCCTTCCATTGCCTTGCCTGCTCTCTTCTTCAGCTCACGGTAGATGTCATCCATGGTGGCTGGGACTTGCTCTTCGCCCTCGCCCTTCATGATTGGCTGGCCATCAGGCCCGGCTGCTATCGCTGTATTGCCCTTCATCTCAGCGGTCTCGATCACCGGGGTATTGTCGAAGCCCCAGTTCTTTTCATAGACCGGCAGGAGAATATCGGCCATACGGCCACGGGCAACCTCAGTCCTGCCTCGGGTAACATTCATGATGACCTTGGACCGATGCTGATCGCTATCGTCAATGGGGACGTTGCCGGTCACATAGTCCATCATCATATTGGTCATGGGCAGCTCGGAGGCATAGTCCAGCAGGCTCTCACAGATCCGCCACCATCTTTCAATACCGCAAGAGGCTCTCCACTGCACAGCCTCGGCCCTTGTCGACAGGATGTTCTCAGAGATAGCCATGATCGCCATATCCATGGCCTCCTGCTCCTCTGACGTGAACATCTCGCCTTCGTCCTCTGCGGCCTGCCACTGGTCCGGGTCGGTCGCATTCCCTGTATATCGTCGCTGCATTTAAGTATTTCCTTATATAGAATTTGTTGAGTGATTTACAGTTCCTCGACACAGCCGGGCAGTCAATAGACCTAACAATGCCTAGCTATCATTCCCTTCCATGATATAAGCCAGCTCGATAGCACGATCCCCTACCTGGCCAGCCCACTTCGATTCCAGCATGGCAGCTGCAGCCTCTTTGTATTGCTTATGCTCTATGTGGTAGAGAGTCCGTACGAACTTGAGCAGGCGTGATACGTCCATATTATACCCCATATCAATCAGGACAGCCTGGCGCTCCTCGGATAACCCAAGGAAAAAGGGGAGCTTCTCTATCAGCTCTTCACGCACCATCTGTACTCGCTCACGGAGCAGCACATCAGCCTCTCTCTTGGAAATCCCGGCGTCAAGGTTCAGCCCATAGCCAATCGTCAAAGCTCCCTCTGTACAGCGGTATGGCTTTGACCTGAAGCCCTCGTGTCTCTTCAGCATTGCGATCACGTCCATATCAATACCTCTCCCAGCGCTCAACTATCTGCCAGCCGTTGCTAAGAAGCTCATCTTGCTTCGGCTCCCAAGACCCTTGGAACACACCACTGGTCATACCATACTGGCCGATGAACAACCGGCGATCGTTGCGCCTGGCGGATATCGGCCCGGTGGCAGAGATATAGATATCACCTTCCCAGTTCTCATGCCTTATTTCCTTCCCTAGCACCAACTGGGCCAAGGCAACCTCAAAGCTCAGGCCAGTCTGCATAACCTTCATAACAATCTCTTTTTTGCTCATGATCAATACCCTGCCCACGGATCGAGCGGTCGGCGTTTCTTCCCAGTAGTAACGGGGACTCTCCGCAGCTCTTCGTTCTTCATGTTTGGTAAGTTTACACAGACATATCTGAACCCGTCTGCGCCATCTGCATATGTGTCGTGCAGGGGACCGGATGCTGTGCCGGTGTTGCGGTTGATGATACGTTTGTACCTCTTCAGGCATTCGATCAACAGCGGCTCATATTCGGCGTTCTCGCCCATACAGGACTCATCGAAGTAGACCTGGGGGAATGTCATACGAGCTACCCGGATCCCTTCCTCAATGCTCAGCTCTGTTATCTCTTCACGGGTTGCACAATCCCATCCAAGAGCAGTAAGGATATCATAGGTGCTTCGACCGGCACTCTCCAGCTTACCCGAGAACCCGTCATGTGGTAACCATATCCGGCCCCAGTTATAAGATAGCTTCCGCAGCTCCTGGCTATAATGTTCCAGGGAGAGTCGAGTCCCCGACATGCAGCCAATGATCCGGACCTCGGAGGCGTTCTTCTGCACGAGGATGATGAAGGTGTGGTCACCCCAGCCCAGATCCCAAACAACGTGGACCTTCAGGAACGGGTCATACGGCACCCGGCCAATCCTTCGCCAGGCCTGGGCCTGCGCCACCTCCTTGTAGTAGATCGCACCGGCAGCTGCTGGCCTGCATATCCCCAGGTAGATGTTCGGATAGTCGTCGGGCTGCTCTCGCTTACACTTCAGCCGGTCCTTCTCCATGGTCTCGTTCCACCACGGATTATCCCGGTAGTCGAGATGGACCACGATCGTCTCGGCATCACGCTTGCCTTCGTACCAGGGTTTACAGAACCTCTTCCAGGTCTCATCTGTATCCAGATCACCATTCATGCTGATCCAGAACTCCGAGCCGTTCTTACGAATGGTAGGTATGATGGTCTCCCAGCTCTTCTTGCTGATGAACTGGGCCTCCTCAACCCAACAGATATCATAGGCCTCGAAGGACTTCAGGTTGCCGACCGTCATGGCGCTCAGGCCTTTGAAGCTGAACAGCGTCCCGTTCCGGCCCTTAATCTCATCCTGGAAGATGTTGTAGTGATACCAGAGCTGCAGCGCCTTGATCCGGTCACAGAGCAGCTGGTAGACTGACTCCTTGATCGAGTTCTGGATCTCACGAGTACACAGGATACGCTTCTCTTCGGTCAACCCCTTGACGAGCAGAGCTGTGGCAATTGACCAGCTCTTTATGCCACCTCGGCCTCCTTCAAGAACCTTGTAGCGCCAGGGCTCATACAGACAGTCCAGCTTCTCAACCAGCTCGATACATAGATCCTGATCGATGACGGTGGCTGAGTTCTGATATACTTTACGGCTGTCCGTCTTCATCAAGCTCCCTTGCAGGCACTCGGATGTGTCTGATAGTCACGGTGCTGTGTTGGTTCTCATCGGGCGGCAGGAGGTCAATACCGTAGGACTCACGCTCAAGAGAGATAAGAAGCCGTAGCGTCTCGGTCAGCTTCTTGGCGTTCTCGATCCTGGAGGATAGGGACAATGCCCTCTTGTAGACTTCCATCCTCTTCGCAGCACCCGCAACCGTGTCGTCGTTCACCAGCTCGTTCAGCTTCTTGAACAGATCGATGTCATTGGTCACGTACTCTGCCTGGGCCTGCAGCGTCAGCAAATGAGTCCGGGCTCTGGCTATATCAGCTCTATGAGTCAGCCGTACATCAGCTACCTTACGCCCTACAATATTGGTTATTTCGTTTTGGGTCTTGGGGGCTGCAACCATGCCTGCAACCATTGAGGCTGCAACCATCGCATCGGCCTTCAATTGTATGGCTGCTGCCATGCTACGCTCAAGGCCTGCTCTCTTAAAGTGCTTGATGATGGCCTGCCTTGTAACCTTGATACCAGTCCATTCTGTGTACTCAACAGCCATCTGCTGGGGAGACTTGACGCCTGCCATCCAGTCGTGCTTCATGCTCTCGTAATCTACCTTCGCCTTGGGTGCCATTACTCACCGTCCTCTTTCTTTACCCATTGGATTGACCTTGAGAACAGAGCCTCGACACGGTTGAGCTTATCCGTTGCTCTCTTTCGATCCTCTGTGGTCGGTGTACTGCCGTCTCGCATCTTGTATGATTTCTGGGCAGACACAAGTACAAAGCTGCGGAAGTCGTTGGTGAAATAGAACATAGCTTCATTCATCAGCTTTATTTCTTCTTCACTCAGCTCGATCTTCATCCTCTTCCTCTTCTTTTATCCAGATAATGTCATACGAGAAATAGATGCACGTTGGTAGCCTGTTGCATAGAGTGTCATCACCGTCTGCAGCACATCCTTCACAAGAGAGAGGTCCAGTCCTGGCTAAACCCTGATAGTTGATGTCATCTACTGTTGCCTTCTTGGGATCCATTATGCTCATTCGAAACTCCCTTGGTTTTCCTTCTCAGCAATATACACAGCCATATCCTTCCTCATAGACCGCAGGGTCCAGGCAATGACATACCTCTCAAACCGCTCAGGGAAGATCCTCCTGATATAGTGGTATTCGCCGTTGGATCTTACCCGGATAGTATAAACGACAAAGTGAGCCCAGACATCACGGCTCCACGTTCTATTGGCGTCCTTCATCCTTCTCGGTTTCTTGTGACCTTCTTTCATTTCAACCTCTCGACTGTTATCTTATTGACGTATTCTGTAGGAGTTGAGTGAATGGTAACATTGTACCTTGGGATATCGACAGCTCCTTCCAGATCCTGGACGTCATCGAATAGCGGGGATACTGCGAAGATCTGAAAGTCATATTGCAGCTCTCGCTTACAGATCTCATCGAGTTTCAAATCGAATACAATTCTATCGTAAATGAACTGATCCTCTTTGAGGAATATCTTAGCAATCCTGATCTCACCTATTCGCATCTTTCATCCTCATATCGTTAAGGAGATTCCAGGTCCGCAGGTACAGTCCGACAGTTGAGTCAGGGTTATCCCTGCCTTCCTCCATTGCAGAGATCTTGGACTGCAGTCGCATTGCGTTCACCCGGAGTGGATGGTCAGCTGCCAGTTCTTTCTGGTCAGCGAATTCCAAAGCTTCTCGTGCTAATTTGGGTATCAATGTGTAGTCCCCTCGTCTTCATCAACCAGGTATAGATCATCATCACCTATCCCGACTGCCTCCAGCATCTCAGATACCATACATTCAGCTGAGGTTGGCTCCATCTCTTTGCCTACCTGCCTTTCCTGGGTGTATGGATGTACTGTTATCTTTACCTGTCCACCCTCTATGTCCTCCAGTTCTATCATCAGGATTGCCATGTTTATCACCATCAATTAACAAAAGAAGACCGATCACACCGGCCAGAGAGACAAGCATCACAGCAGCAAAACCAGCAAGAGCGAGATAGCTACCCACAAAACGCACCACGTTCAAACAGGTCCGGAAGCTCTTCAACACCATCCTCTTCCTTGATTGAAACACCGAATCCGTAGTTGATCGCCTGGAGGACTGCCTCTGAGATTGCCTTACTAATAATTGATTCACCCTTATCGTCCTCCTCGGCAAGCACACCAACGACAGCATCGATAAATTCGTTGTAGTTTGTAATGGTTACGATACTGTCAGATCCTACTTGACACGGGCCAGACTGATCTGAAACAAGCTCCTTCAGATACATCTTGCCTGCATAGATCTTGACACTCCCCTTGTCTTCAGCGATCTTTGGTTTGCTCTTCATGGCGCTCACAAAAAAAAGGCCGCAAACAGTACGTCAGGGAATAGATATTCTATTCTCATCAGTACCGTGCGGCCTAAACGGGCTGGTTTGCCCCCTGAGTATCGGCGTCCGGTTTCCTTACAGCTTGCGGCTTTGTGCGTGGGCTGTAATTATATTACTATCACTATATTCTGCTGGATATCCTTTTGCAATGGCTATTTCGGGACAAACCCTAAGAATTCCACTAGTGCAGCTTTACAGATATTGCAGAAGCTTTTGCCACTTTCAAATTGATGCCTGCCGATTTCTAATAGGCCTTGCACCGAAGCCCTCTTAAGGCTCTCCTTGTCTATCATCACATGATTAGGGCATGATGGATTGTGACAATAGAAATCGCTGATACAGTAGATCCTTTCAATACACGTTGAGGAGATTACGAAGAGACCATCGTCAAAGATCATCTTCCCGTTAGGGACAAATATTCCACCAATCTCATGCCTCTCGGGGAGGAACCCTCTTCCGTAGCGCTCAACAGGCTGAAACCCAGGTCGGTTTCTTTGCTCCTCGACCATTTCCTCCATTACCGTTGTTCTTTTCATACACTTAGATCCACGTCTTTGATTACCGTAAACTTCAATCGCTTCTTGACGGCTCATAGTCCCACTCCATTTTTTTGCTCAGTTCTTTAATAGCCGCATCAATCTTCCCTTTCAGAGCCTTATCACTTATGGGCTTTTTCCGCTCTTCGACGGCAGCGTACCTAAATGCCCCGTGGTTCGCTTTTCGACACGCTGCACACATC